TTTTTGAATACTCATATCAATAATATTTTTAGTGTTTCTACTCTTTCTATCTGTTTTTGTAATTTCAATAGGTATAATTTCATCTATAAACATATTGTAAATATTTTTGTTAAACTTTTCAATACCTCCTGTTATTACCGAACTTTCTATATTTTGACCACCATGCGATATATAGGGCATTAAAATTTTCATACAAAAAAATCCTCAAGTACAGAACGATATACTGGTTTTTCAACTATCTTATTAAATCTATTACAACTATGATGATATTCATCCATTGGTTTAGTATGAACTAATTCCATACCGTAATTATTGATACCTGTTGGTATCACAACATTTGGATCTTTTATTAATCTATTATCTTTAAAACTAGAGTAATCAACGTGATGATGCCATCTACCATATTTCATCACTAATCTAGCACAATCAGGATGATGCTTAATTAACAATTCAGATTTAGGTAAAGTACCTTCATCTCTATAGAATTCCTCGGTGTTACCCCCAGATAATGTTTGAGTTGCAACTTTACCTTGAAGAAAAGCATTAAATTGAACAGTGCAATCACCATCTTTTAGAACCAACAAAGATAAGTCCACATCTTCATTATACTTTAATCTCCACCTATGTCTACAACTATTTTCAATAAGTAAGCATGAATAAATTCTAGTGTTAATATTGAAAGGTGGTCTACCTTCAGAGGCTACACAGAAGAAATCATAGTTAAATCCTGATAGAGGAACATTAGTGTACCGATCTACAAAGTCTTCTGCAGCTCTAAAGATTTTTCCACTTTCTGTTCTAGTCTTCATATTGTTATTCAACCTAAAGAAGGCACGAATATTATCATCCATTATCCAATGTCTTCTTGCACCTAAAGATATAGCATGTTCCCAACACCAATTTCTTGCAGGTGTTGAACATCCAAGATTTGAAAATGGTAAAACAAGAATTTTAGCAGGATCTATAACTGCTGCATATTCATCATATTGTTGTGGTTCAATTACAATATGGTAAGGCACATTCATTTCTTCAAGTGCTTTACTTGTTAACCTACTCTCTGATCTACCTTTACTAATAATATAAATTGGATATTTTGGATTCATATGTATCTTCTTCCTGAATTGGTACCTCTAACTAACTCAGGTATCCAAATGCTTTTAGTTTTTTCTGTTATATTTTGACCTACAAGTTTAGCAAATTCTTCTAAATCTTCAGGAGAATCAAATCTAACTACTAATTTTTTATATGCTTTTTGATCTTCTTGAACGAACTCAGGCATACCTACCCATTCTTCTTCTTCAATTCTCATTAATCCTCCAGCCATCTTTTCAAAGTGTTTTCATCTCTATCTAATTTAGGATACCAAATACTCTTAGTCTTCATTGTTAAGTTTTGATCAATAAGTTTAGCATACTCATCATAATCTTCTGAAGTTCTAAAACTCATTTGAATCCTTTTGAATGGTGGATTATTTTCTTGTTTAAAATCAGGCATACCTATCCAATGTTTTTTCCAGTCTTCTTGGATAAATTCTTCCTCTTCTTCACCATCAAAAAAATCAGAAAGTGTTTGAGGCATATTATCATTAGTTTTAACACCAATACAACTTTCGTATTCAGTAGATTCTTTTATTTCCATTATATCCTCTCTTAAAATTTAAATCCTGATGTATCTTTCTTTTCTTTAGGTGTATAAGATGGTGTTGGTGCAACTAATCCTACTTGAGCAGAATTCTCAACATCAAAGATCCGCATCTTGTTTCTATCTATACCTACTACAAACTTTTTATAATAACTTGGATCATTATATCTATTCTTCAATTGTTTAATCATAATCTGACCAAGTTCTTCAAGTTCATCAGTTGATATCAATGCTAACATCAAATCACAAGTTTGAGGTAAACCAATAGATTCTGAAGTGTTGGTTAAATCTAAATCAGAACTGTTAATGCCCTCACGATTAGATTGTGTTGCAGATACTAATGGCACATTGTATTCAACTGCCAAACCTCTCAATTCTTCAGCAATAGACTTGACATAGGTATAACTATTCACACCTGCACCAAACTTCATTCTCTGAGAAGCACATATATTCAAGTAATCAACAAAGATAATATCTGGAATGAACTCTTTCTTTGCTTTCAATTCCTCAATCAATGCCCTAAAATGACCAGTATGAGCTGATGCTGTTGGGTATTCCTTAATGATTAAAGAGCCTTGGCACTTCTTCTTCAACTTCTGAACCCTACTATCAAAGATATTCCTATCGATAGTTTTGATTTCAGCCATACCTAGATTCAATAGATTAACATCTATTCTTTCGGCAATACGTTCTTCAGCCATTTCCATAGTAATGTATAAGACATTCTTATTTTGTGCTAATGCTGCGGCTGCCATATGACACATAACCAAAGATTTACCAACCCCAGTTCCTGCCAAAAAGATATTCAAACTCTTTCTAGATAACCCACCTGCTGTAATCTTGTTCAAGATATCGATATCGAAAGGTATCTTCTCTTCAACTCCACGATAGAAGTCAAACCGAGCATCAGCATCATTGAAGTAATCATGACCAACATTAGTATCAAAACAAACACTTAATGCTTCTGATAACAAATTAGGAATTGCTTCCTGAGTATGAACCTTATCTTTGCCTTCTATGATTTGAATAGACTCTAGGATTGCGATGTACACTGCTCTCTGTTTACAGAATGCTTCAGTTTCATTTATCAACCAGGTTTGATTAATTTCATTATAACCTAACGATTCAATCAAAGTTTGGGTCTGAGTTAGTTCTGTTGCATTTATATCTCTACGATTGGATATCTCAATAGATAAGATTTCTGGAGTTGCTGACTTTGTAAAGGTTTCAAAGAACTTTAGGATTTCCTCGGATACGATAGATTCGATTCTATCAGCAAAGTATTCCTTTTTGAGGAATGGAATAACCTTTCTAGAATACTCCTCATCATGTATTAGATTAGAAAGAATTGTCGTTTCAATTCTAGACATCAAACACCACCAGCAAATACTGTTTCGTTCTTTTTAAGTGAATCTTCTATCATCTCTACCAATATATCTCCTATTGTATTTTTAAACCTTTCATTTGTTGTGTCAACATCTGATTGATGAACTGTATAAGTAAAACTTAAATTAGGTTTATTAGGGTCTGGAAACTCTACTTTACCATAGGAGAATACTGTACCTTTAAATTCCCCACCTGTTATTTCTACTGCAAGAACTTGTTCGCCATCTTCAACATAATATTCAATTACTTCATAACTCATATAATTCTCCACTTAAACACCTATTATACTATAAAAGATGGGTATTGTATATAAAACAATACCCTCATAATCTATTCTACTTTGTCAAGTTCTTCTTCAATATCTTCATCAGTCATAATAGATTCAGTTGCTAACTTGTAATTAGATTCAACCCAATCTTGGAAAGGTTTTTGAGTTAATACAGGCAACCAGAAATCTTTACTATGTGTATCCTTTAATCTAAATTTCTTTTCTTCAACCTCTCCTGTTGCTGAATCAATTCTAGAATACCACCCATTTGAAGGTTTTATTATGTGACCAGATTCTAATGCCATTTCAAGTAAACCAGACCAACGTGAGATACCTCCATCAAATAGAACTGTAATTGGAATCTTTGCCTTTTCTCTTACATAACGTGACTTTTCTACATTAATAATAAAATTATAACCCACAACATCTGTACCTTCCTTTTCTTGTTGTCTACCAATAATAAAAATGTTACTAGAAGAATAATAGATTCCAGTACCACCCGATACTACTGCTTTTGAATACATCTCTTGTGTCTGATAGGTATGATTAATTGCTACCATAGGAATATCTTTCATAGCAAGATGTGGAGTTACCATTCTGAACAAACCCTTTAATGCTTTTGCTCTAGTCATATCTGCTACAGATTTGCCATCCATTGCATCATCAAACTCTTTCTTTGATGCCAAGTTACCGATAGAATCTATAACAATGATAACTCTGGCGCCACGTTCAATTGCTTCAAGTTGTTTCATTACATCAAACTTCAGTTCTTCAATGTTGGTGATAGGTGTATGAAGAACCCTAGAAGTATCAATACCAAACGATTTGAAGTAATCTTGTGGTGTGCCAAACTCTGAATCATAAAACAGTAAAGCAGATTCTGGATACTTGTCCATATATGCTTTAACTAAAAGCAAACTAAAGCTGGTTTTGAAATGCTTACTTGGACCAGCAAACAACGTAAGACCAGGAACAAACCCACCATCTAGTTTCCCAGATAATGCTACATTCATTGCTGGAACAGATGTTGTAACCATATCTGCTTTAGTAAAGAACTTTGATACATCTAATATATCTGATGCTTTGATTGTGCTGGTCTTTTTTAGAATATCTACTAAACTCATTTTATCACCTTTTTGTTAATGTTATACTATTATACTATAAAATCAATGATTTGTAAACTAAATTGGTACATCAAATACAAAAGTGACACGAATACAATCACCTATATTTTCACTACCGTGTTCTAACTTATTATTAAACCAAAGTAAATCTCCGGCATTAACAACTACTGATTCATCCCCAACAGTATAACGATATGAACCTTGGATAGCTAAATGATATCTGTTTCTTGTCAAATAATATTTACCGAAATCAATATGGGTTCCAACATAACCCCCTATAGGTAATGACAGAAATCCACATCTACTAAACTTCTTAAAGTGTCTTTTTATAAATCTCAATATTTCAGAGTGATGTTCACATGCTGGAGTAGGAATACAAATTTCAGTATCTCCTACATATTCATCTGTTGAATGAACTCCACCCATTACTAACTGAAGAACTCCAACATCTAATTCTGGAAATCCTCTATCTAGCATTGACAACGCACCATCAACATTTCTTTGTGCTCCCCAATCTTCTGGATATTGTTCAAGTTGTTTTAGTATCTTAGATACATTGATACCTGTTTTAATTACTCTTATATTTTCCATATTTTACCCAAAGAAGTCGTCAAGTGTTGCTTTTTCTATGAGGTGCCACCCCATAGGTTCTATAATGTTATCCAAGGCATCAAGGAACACATTTT